CCTGAGAACAATAGAGAAGTTATGTTTCAATTAAATGATATATGGAGAAGATATTAGATTAAATCTAATTTATCTTTTTCGTGTAGGATAAGATACTTTTCTACCATGTCTTTTAGGTTTTCATGGTTAGGATAAAACTCAAAGTATCTTTGTCTTATTTCGTCTTTGACTTTATTTACTATCTTCCATGTTACTTCCTGATCATTAACACATCTGTTAATAGATTTAAATAATTTTTCTGTATCAAGTTCTTGTATTACACCTGATCTTTTTACTATATCCATAGTTCGTCCTCCGTTTCTAACAACTGTAAAGTTTCTTTTAGTAATTCTCTTTGTGATCCCCACTTAGCTGAAAACCCTTTTGATGAATAATGAAATGCTTCTTTGCCTATTCTATGGTGCATAACACATAAAGGTATCACTTCAAAATGACTTGCTCTTTGCCCCATGCCAGTCATCTCTCTTATGTGATGTAACTCAGCAGGAACAAGAGGGTTACCTTCCTTTCTGCATATAATGCAGCCAAGTCTAGCTACCTTGTCCATGTGATTTTTTTCCTTTTTAGTTTTTGTACGAGCCATAGTCAAAATCTCTTGTGTCAAATGTTTTTGTACCTATCTTTCTAATTAACTTTATGTTCCTTGTAGGTATTACAATTTCATCACCGACATCATCACTTGTAAATGACATTACGAAGATATGTCTATCATCATCTTTGTGAATTAGATAACCTTCTGTAAAGCATATACTAAGTTGATCTTCTACAGCTTCTTCTCGTGGTTTCCAATCTGCATAACTTGCAGCATCTTCCCACCAACATTCGTATTTAGATACAGTAAATTTATGTGCCATATGATTTCATCTCTACTGTTTGTCCAATACTTTTTGTTTTCCACATTTCGAAATCTGTTTTAAAGACAGTCCATTGTGATTGCCAAAAGATTTTTAACCTTTCTGCTTCTTTTAACTGCTTTAAATATTCTGTATATTCAGGATCAGTAAGTGCCTCTCTCTCTTGAGCATTAACACTTTGTACCTTACCATTAGATGATACCATATACTTCTTCATCAATCTAGCCAATACTACCTTACGATTATGCTCTAAAAATGTATGTTCTGCTAGTGCTTCAGCATACTTGTCAATTGCTTCCCTCATTTTGTGGATCTTGAATTCCTGTAGTTGCTCTGACATATTTTTCTCTCCTTTTTGCTTTCTTAATTAGCAAATGTTTTATAAAATTTTTCACCTCTTCCGTAGGTGGTTTTAGTCCTATCTTTTTTGTATGTGGGAAATGACCATACTTTTCTTTAAAAGTCCAGTCAGCCCAGCCAGGTTTAAAACCTTTTGACTTACCATAATGTTTAAGTTGCGAGTAGAAGATTTGTTTCTCCATAGCTGTTGGTTCAGTCTTTTCTTTCTTTAGTTCAACAAGTCTACCTTCTTTGATTAACAACTCAGTTTCTTTTTTTGTTGGTACAAATGCACAGTTAGGACACTCAGGGTTGTCCTTTGTTGGCTTGTAAACTGTATCACATTTGATACAAGTAAAAGGTTGTTTCTCTATTGGTTGCTCTTCTTTTGGTACAAGATCAATCTTATCTTCTGTAAGTATCCATGCTGGTGTATCTTCAGGAAACCCATGCTGATATACAGAACCACTATGGTCTATGATTAGTGTATCTTTTTTGTTTGGTGCTGGTCGCAGCGACCTTCCTACCATTTGTAGATACATAACATAAGACCTTGTTGGTCTTGCTATAATAACACATGATACCTTTGGTTGATCCCATCCTTCTGTTAATACTTGACAGTTGCATAAAACTTTTATTTTGCCTGTATCCAAATCGTTTAGCTGTTGTTCCCTTTCAAGTTCAGGCATAACTCCGTCTATGTGTCCAGCAGGTATGTTAAAGTTATTAAACATCCTTGCAATCTGTTGACTATGATTTATAGATGAAGCAAAAACCACAGTAGGTCTATCTTCCCCGTGTAGTTGCCAATGTGTAACTATATCGCCAACAAGTTTAGGTGTATTCATTTTCTTATCTAAGGATTTTTTTTCGTAATCACCAGCAACTATTTTTATGCCTTTAAGATCTGGCACTGTTGGTGCTAGTATCCTATTTGGTACAAGATAACCTTGATCAATCAGTTCTCGTATAGAGGCAGCCTCGACAAGTTCATCATAGATGTTGCCAAGTCCACGACCATCTGATCTGCATGGTGTAGCTGTAAGGCCCACAACATAAGCATTGGGATACTCATTGATAAGCTCTTGAAAAGAATTAGATACTGATCTATGTGCCTCATCAAGTATAACAAGATCTGCTTGTGGTTTAATAAAATCATCTCTATCTTTCCGAGCCGTAAAGGTTTGCACACTGGCAACTTGCACAGCACTTTCCGTTTCACTCTTATTTGCCATCAATACACCATGATT